GTACACCACTTACCAGATAATACTTGTAAGCATAAGTCTGTATCTTCATTATACTTGCCTCGCCATCTGTAAGGTAAATCATTTTTAATTAGTAGTGTTGAATATACATGAACATTTAAAACAAAAGGAGATAATCTATTTACTGCAAAAAAAGTATAATTTAATCCAGCTATTCCAATATTTTCATAACGATCTGTAAAATCTTCACATGCTCTTAAAGCATTATTTGCATTACATCTTATTCTTTTTTGATGATGCAATCTTCTAATCATTGCTATATTATCATCTAAAATCCAATGTCGTTTTGCACCAGCTTTTATAGAATGCTCACAAACCCAATTCCTAGCAGGAATAGAACCTTTACCCAAATTGGAAAATGGTAAAACCAAAACTCTATGCTCACCATATCTAGATTTATATTCTTCTGCTTCTTGTGGTTCTACTACTAAATGAAAATCAACTTTATCTTCAATTAAAAATTTTGCAGTTAAGTTTCCTTTGAATCTACCTTTTGATATTACATAAACAGGATATTTAGGTTTATGTTCATTCTTCATTTTCAAATTTAACAGATTTTAAATCTTCATTTTCTCTAGGTGGAAACCAAGTACTCCAAGTTTTACCTTCCATTTTACCACCATCACAATTAATTAATTTTTTAAAATCTTCTCTTTCTTCTTTTGTTCTAAAATTTATAATCCATTTGGGGTTATCTTCTTTGGCTTCGTACTCTGGCATACCAACCCATTCTGCAGCTTCATCAAAATCTTTAACTTCACTATTTGGTCTAGTTACAAATAAAAGATTTGATAACATCATTTCATCATAACCAGTTCCTAATAAATCTCCTGTATTATCTAAAATATCTTTTAACACATCTGATAAAGCTCTCTCATCAACTTCCCCCAAATGTGAAACTTCATTATCTGCTGTTAATAATTTTGTTGCTTTTTGATCTGTTGAAGAAATATCCAACTTTAAAGTAGGAACAGATTTTATATTTAATTTTTTACAAGCCTGAACAACACCATGACCAGCAAGTATAACATCATCATTGGAAATAATAATATTTCTATAAATACCATTTTCCTCTATTGATCTACAAATGTGTTTAAGCTGATCTTCTGGGTGTTTTTTATAATTTTTTGGGTGTGGTTTTAAAGTTTCAATATCTTTTAGCTGATATGCTTCTTTATTAAGTATTGCATTATTTTCCATATTTCGTTATTATTAAATAATCCATGAAAGATCAAGATAAAAAACAACAAATAGTTCCACAACAAAGACACGAATTAACTACACAAGGTAAAAAATATACAACTCTTGTAATGGTTAATGTTAGAGAATGTGGACTTGATTATATGTTTCATAGGCATTTAATTGTTGATTATCAACATAAAGCAGGAATAAAATTTAGGCAAATATTTGAAGCAAGTGCAATTGGAGGAATGAAAGGTAGAGATTTAAGTCTTTTTATTACAGGTGGTGCTAAAGATAAAGTTTCCTATGGTGCTTTACATAATATTCAAGAACTTGTTTCTATTCATAAAGTGTTAGGAAATAAAGGTTTTGAAATAGCAAGTTATATTTGTGGACAAGATTATTCATTAAAACAAACAAGAAATATTTTACATATTGACCAAAGATATATGGGACAAAGATTAAGAGAGGTGTTAGACGATCTTTCTATTCATTTTGGATACTATAAACAAAAATTTTATTGATTTATGCGTACTCGTATGATAAGGGATAAAGCATAATGGAAAAATTGTAAAAAAAAAACCCCACCACCAAATTAATGATGATGGGGTGAGAGAGATTAACTAACTTGTTTTAGTTCTTCTGGTTGTAAATCTTGAATATAATTTACACCAGCTTGTGCCAAAGCACTAGCTTTAAAGATAGTTTCTGGTTTTGCCTTAATTCTATCTTTCCAGATATTTAAGTATTGAATTGCGTGAGGAGTAGGCTCCATTGTTATACCCAACATACAACATTGGATAGCAGAACCTATTTCAGCAACCAATTCTTCAAAAGCATATTTTTCTTTTGAATCAAAGTTTTCAAAATATTTAGCTTTATACTTCTCATCTCTATCACATCTTGACTTATGACCAGTCCAATGTGTTAGTTCATGAAGTAAAGTAGCATAAAAGTTTTGAGTAGCAGATGAACTTTCATTACCATTAAATTGTTCTTTAGATACCATTCCAATATAATCTTGACTTGGTACATAATAACAACTATTTTTTAGAAATAAAGTTTCTGATGAGTACTTAATAGTAGCACCAGTATTTTTAACATACTGTTCTACATCAAGTAAAGTTTCAGAACCCTCTGCTTGAACTTGTTTGTATTCTTCTAATCCAGTAGTTTGGTCTAGATTAAAAACAAAATAACTTCTCATTAAGTTATATTGAACTTTAACTGAACCATCTGATGAATCAGGAGTTTCATTAGTTCTAGCATTTCTGTATAAAGCAGGTTGCATGTAAATAACTTGTGTACCTTTTGCACCTTTATTTACTTTACCACCTTTTGATGATATTTGCTTGAATGTACCAAATATATCAGAAGTAAAACCACATTCTTCTTTAGCAATCCATAGAGCAATAGTATTTATTCCTCTATAATTTTTGCCTGAAGAAAGGTTTTTAGGCATCCCTAAAGATGCCCAAGGTTTTAACCAGTTTTTACCATGTTGATCAATTTGATTTATAACTTTATCAACAATTTTTTGCATCATTATTTGTTTAGACATTATTAACCTCAAATCTATGGCTATTTAAACAACCATCATTTTCAATTTTAAGAACTTGGTTAATAACACCATCAATACTAACACTAGCAAAATTATAAGACATTTTATTTTTAGTCCATATAACATGATAACCAGCAGTAGATGGAATTTTATTATATTCCGCAACCGAATGATTAGGGAACATAAATTTAGGTGGCTTAACTTGACATTTCTTCATACTATTTAATATTTTAATACGAAGTTGTTTCATTTTAGTAGTTGACATTTTTATCTCCTTTTTTTTGTTAAACATAATAAATATTATAATCATTTTTAAAGGAATTAAAAGTAAAATAATATAAATTATTAATTTTTATTAGTTAAATAAGTCAGTAAAATAGCGACTTTTTTTCAATAACTTATAGATATTAATTAATTGCGTAATAAAAGTTACTTTTTAGTGTTATTTTCTATTAATAATCATTATATATAGTGCATAAATAATTTTTTTCGGTTATAAAAAAGGAATGATTAAACGAATATTATTATTGATAAACCATATATCTTCTAAACTACAAGTATGGAGTTGGCAGAAATTATGGAGTAATAGAAAAAAAGGTTATGGATACAGGAAATAACGAAGTAGGCAGACCACCTTATATTAAAAAAGAAGATGATGCTAAATTAGTTGAAGCATTAACGATAGCTGGGGTAACACAAACTTTGATAGCACAGATAGTAAAAATTAGTGAACCTACTTTAAGAAAAAATTTTAGAAAAGAATTAGATACGAGTAAAGCCAGAGCAAATGCAGTTATATCACAAGCCTTGTTTAAAAAAGCAAAAGATGGTAATGTGGTTGCACAGATATTCTGGTTAAAGACACAAGCAGGTTGGAAAGAAAAAAATTATCATGAACTTACAGGAAAAGACGGAGATAAATTATTCGGAGAGGAAAGACAGCTTATTGAAATCCGAAAAGTTTTTGACGAGATTAACTTCACCAAACCAAAAGATATTATTGAAGCACCTGAACTGGTGCAAGACAGCACGACAGAAACAAATAACTCCTAAAGGAGATTGGAATGTTTGGTTAATACTTGCTGGTAGAGGTTGGGGTAAGACTAGAACAGGTGCACAAGATATTGCATTTTATGGATTGACTAGACCTAATTCAAGGATAGCGATAGTAACTCCAACATTTGGAGATGGTCGTGATACTTGTATAGAGGGAGTATCTGGTTTGTTAGGTTGTATTGACTCTGAAAATATTGAAAACTGGAATAGAAGTATTGGAGAATTAGTTTTAAAAAATGGCACAGTATATAAAACTTTTTCTGCCGAACAACCTGACCGATTAAGAGGTCCACAATTTCATAGAGCATGGTGTGATGAGTTAGGAAGTTGGAAAAACGCAGAAGCATGGGATCAATTATTATTTGGATTAAGACTTGGCGACAAGCCACAAGTAATAATAACAACAACACCCAAGCCAACAGATTTAATAAAAGAATTAGTACAGAATAAAGATTCTCTTGTAACGAGAGGTAGCACTTTTGAGAATAAGGATAATCTTGCAGAGTCCGCAGTTAAAAAACTAAAAGAAAAATATGAAGGAACTCGGCTGGGCAGACAAGAATTATTCGCTGAAATTTTAGAAGATGTTGAGGGTGCTTTATGGAATCGTAATATGATTAGTAAGGCACTCATTAAATCAACAGATATAATACCAAACTTTACAAGAACAGTAGTTGCTATTGATCCAGCAGTTACTAGTAATAAACATTCAGATGAAACTGGAATAGTTGTTTGTGCTAAAGGTACAGATGAAAAATTTTATGTACTTGATGATGTTACTGGAAGATATACACCAGATCAATGGGCAAAGATGGCAGTTGAAACTTATTATAAGTATGATGCAGATAAAATCATAGCTGAAGTAAATAATGGTGGAGATTTAGTTGAAAGAGTGATAAGGACTATTGATAACAACATAAGTTATGGAAGTGTAAGAGCAACCAAAGGTAAGTATTTAAGAGCAGAACCAATATCAGCATTATATGAACAGAATAGAGTTAAGCATTTAAAACCATTTCAATTTTTAGAGGATCAAATGGCAAATTATAATCCCACTACTTTCACAGGTTCGCCTGACCGATTAGATGCGTTAGTATGGGGAATAACAGAACTGTCACAAAGGACAGGCAAAGTTAATTGGAGAATTAGTTAATGGCAATATATGACAATATAAAAAATATTTTTAAAACAAAAGAACAACCAAAGGTGCAGAAAAAAGAAGCACCGATAGTTTATTATAATTCACTAGGATATGATTCAGTACCTAAAATTTCTTATGAAGATTTAGCAACTGATGGTTATTCTGAAAATGCTATTGTTTATAGATGCGTAAATGAAATAGCAAACAATGCTTCAAGAGTTAAAATTAATTTATTTAGAGGAGATCAAGAAGTTGATAACCACCCTCTTTTAGATTTATTATATAAGCCAAGTCCAACTATGTCACAAGTTGAATACTTTCAAAGTGTTTATTCTTATTTATTGATTGCAGGAAATAATTATATGTTAAGTGTAGGAGGAGATAATACTCCGCCAACTGAACTTTATAATTTAAGACCAGATAGAATTAAAATTAGAACAGGCACAAGAGCAATGCCAGTAGCTTATGACTATATGTTAAAAGGACAAGTAGTTGAAAGCTATGATGTAGATCAAGCAACAGGATCTTCAAAAGTTAAACACATAAAACTTTTTAATCCTTTAGATGATTATTATGGAATGAGTCCTATTCAAGCATCTAGTGTTGATATTGACCAACATAATTTGGCAAACAAACATAATGTAAATTTATTA